TTAGTTCCGTTAGTTCCGTTAGCACCTGCCGAGCCTGAAGGAATACCAAAATTGAATATCGCTGCTGATGTTGTTCCGGTGTTTGTTACAGTCGGGAGAGCAGTAGAAGCAAGGCTTGTCGTTGTGCCTGCGGTAATTGTGGCAGCACTACCATTTGTGCCTTTAGTTCCATTCGTGCCATTAGTTCCGTTTGCACCTGGTATGCCTTGCAATCCAACAGTAGAAGCAGAAACAGTAACAGGGTTCTCAGTTATATCAACAGCAACGCTCTGCTCACTAACAGTTACAGCAGTAGTAGATTCAGTTACCGAAACAACTACATCACTCATCTAGTTACGTTCCCTGAAACATTGAATGCACCCTGCAATAGGCGTGTTATAGAACCTGCACCAGCAATAAGTTCAAGATCGTAAGCATAAGAACCTGCATCAATAGCAGAAGATTGAGCCGAAGTAATAGCAACAGCAACACTGCCAGCAGTGCCACCCAAAGTAATACCCGAACCAGAAGTCAAATTCAACAGGTAGGCAGTTGAATCGGCAGCTTCACGAACCTGCATACGAGCAGTATATCCAGTCAAATTTAGAGCTGTGCCTGACTGAGTGATAGTAAAAGTTCTATCCCAATCTGCGCCCTGATAAAGGTTAAAATTGTATGTGCCAGGGTTAATCATCGCTTTACCATCTTTCTAAAAACCAAAACCTTGCCTAATAACAGTAACCAAAACAGCAGTAACAACAGCAGTAATCAAAGCAGGAATCCACGCCGAACGATTGTTTTGCTTCTCAAGTTCTCTAATCCTTGTTTCGTGATCGCGTGAAGCATCAAGAATCTGGATACTATTAGCCTTCAAAATTTCGATATCGCGAATAATCTGCAACAACAAACTCTGATTATTTGGCTTCGGCTCAGTCATCAATATTCTCCTAAAACCCTAGTTTACTATCCCTAGAAGGAAGCAATATTTTCAAGAGAAGAAAGACTAAAAGTAATATGATGGCGTTCAGGGTCAGCATTACTATTTATAGCCAAAACTTCATAATATTTATCCACCACTGCACCTGTGCCTGAAGGTTGAAAACAGACTCTAACAACATCACGCAACTCAACCCCCAAAACCCTATTCTGATTTGCGCTAGACAAAGACTCGATAGCGACAGTAATCTCGCGCGCACGATATTCAGGATATTTGAAAGCACTCAAATAGCCGTTAGCAATAGTTTGCGGTTGCGTTTCAGAAGTAGTCAAATTATCTGTTTGAGTATAGTCACGCAAACCATAACGAGCTATAAGAGCCGTATCTTTAGCAGTCGCAGTAGCGTTCACCCCAACAACCGAAATACTGTTATACAACTGATCGCCACCATAAACGACAGTCAAATCAGTAAAAGGAATACCTGTGCCATTACCGTAAGCTGTGCCTTGAGAGTTTTGGTCAGCAAAAGTATAGATTGTTGGAGCTGCAATAGCGGTAGCAACACTTGAAACTAAACCAGAGAAAGAAGCATAAACAGTGCCCGACCAAGCAACACTATTAACAGTTGAACCAGATACATAAGGCGTTGAAGAAGAAGTATAAGGATTATATGTGCCATCAAAATAGTTTGGTAAAGCAGTCGCATTTTCAAACTGCCAGCCATCACCATAAAAATAGTTTTGAGTTCCAACACCACCAGATTTGAAACGAACACTCAAACCAACAAAAGCACTACCACCGGTATAAGTGTTAGACACAGTAAATTGTTTGTAAGTCGTTGAAGTAGCAGCAGTAGCATTAGTGAAAGTGTTAGTTTGTAAAATGTTGCCATAAATGTCTAGCAAATCAACATTCCAGTCAATACCACCCTGAGCACTCAATAAAGCGCTACCTTTCAACCAGCAAGAAAAAGTGTAGTTGTAGGCCGAAGTGTTATATGTCGGATTATATTTGTATGGATTTATTTCCCAAAAATACATTTCATAACGATTAAAGTAAGGATTTATTGAAGCAAAATTAGGTGTTGCTGAACCAAACTTTGGTGAAACTGCTGAACCGCGACCACCCATCATCCAGCCATCAGAACCATAAGGCGCATAAGAATCTTTACCATTCCAAGTAGGAAGAGTCGAAGTAGCTAACCTAGGCCAAACCATCAGATTATTGCGGGTAGTGTTAGTCCACGAAAGATTACTAAAACTGCGATCCTTGAAATTTAGGTTTCCTGAAGCATCACCATACAAATCGCCAGGCTCTGAGCGTGCCACATTTTGCAAATAAGTCAAAACATTATCGCCTTCAGCGTGAGAATCATCGCCAACAATAGTCTTAAATTGACTACGCTGCATAAAACTACTCATATTATTTTTGTCCATAACATCAAAGATTCTCAAACCAGTATCTTGAACTGAACCTTCACGCCCAGCACTAAATTTGGCGTTAGACACATTGAACATCTGATCTAAAGCAGAAACAGTAGCCTTACCATCTAAACCAGCTTCATCAAAAGTAAAATCCCACGACTGAATATATCCTGTAAATCTTCTAACACTATTTGCGGAAACACGAATTTTACCGCCAGGCTGAACCATCGTATAACCGCCAGTAGTGTAGTAAAGAATAGAGCTAGTGTTTAGCGGGTCAAATACTCGAGCATTATTTACAAAAGTTATAGATAGTGTGCCAGCACTAAAATCGTCTAACGCCCTAGAAATACCACGATTACTAGAGATGCTTTGCACATAGGCCGAAACATCAACATAGCCACTAGAACCAAATTGTATTTCAACAAGATAGGTAGGCAACGCCATTTATCTGCCATACTTACCAGTAGTTAAAACAGAAGGCAACGCACCATTAAGTTTTACATACTTAGCGAGAGCATCAACAGTCGCTTTAGGATCAGCATTAGTAACAGTTATATTAATGATGTTATTAGTAGCAATATTATTTTTTATTTTCTGTTGAGCAGCCATCATTTCATCAAATTCTTGTTTACGCGTTTTCCCTGTTGTAGGGTTTATGTCGTTAGTGATATTTCCACCTATACCAAGACCAATCATTGGTGCAAATTTAAGAAAACTGCCAACTTTACCTAAAATTCCAGTTTTACCAGCAGCACCACCAGCAGGTGCAACAATAGGAGTATTACCGCCACCTGGTATAGCATTTACAGCATTACCAGCCTGAATCAAGCCAACAGCTTTAGCAAGATTAGCGATCGCAGTGCCTGCACCTGCCAACATCATAATACCTTTTAGAGCAATTAAAGCAGGCAAAGCTGTAACTAATGCGTTAGCAATATTCTTGAAACCCTCCATAGCATTACCATTACCGAACAAAGCAAAGAAGTCTTTCACATGACCAAAAGCATCTTTTACAGCGTTCTTGATATCTGTAAACATTTTGCTTGCATCACTGTTAGGGTCTTGGAAAGAATCAAGAAAAGCACTCATCTGATCTATCGGCCCACCAGGTTTGCTAATGTAATCAACAAAATCTGAGAGCAAAGGCAAAATGACTGCACCAAGTTTTTCTTTTAGAATGTCCATACTGTTGTTGAACTTCATAAAAGGGTCAGCGTTAATCACAGCCATACCTTCATATTCTTTAGTAAAATCACCTAAAACATCTTTAGACTTCTTAAGTTCAGGGAACATGTTTTGTAAAGATTTTGTGTTACCGTCATAGGCTTTGGCCACAGCTTGAGCAATTTTTGTTTGAGATTTACCTGAACCGGCAGCAGCATCAATAGTTATAGTAAGAAGTTTTTGAGCATCTTTAACATTGCCGGTGACATTTCCAAACTTAGCATACGCAGGTCTAAGGTCATCGTCAAGGATTCCCGTTTGTAAAGATAATTTTTCAATAAACTTATCGGACTGCTTAATTTGTGCTTTAGTAGCCCCAGCATTTCTAGTTAACTGCGTGTTAAGAAGTTTTGTTGATTTAGCATCACCTGAAGCAGCTTTAGCAGAATCTAAAAGCAAATCAGTTATCTGAGATATGCCTACACCAATACCGATAGCACCGATAGCACCCTTCAACCCACCAAAAGAATGTTTAGCCTTTCTAATACCTGAATCATCAAACTTAGATAAAAGTTTTACTATGACGGACATTAGTTGAGTTTCCTGTTCACCTTGGCAGCGTATCGTTCAATAACTAATTTTACTTCAGCCTTGACCATAGGCAGACTTTGCTCGGCAGCAGGATAAACAAAGTTACTAGCACGCTTAGAACGAAGATGACGAATCATCTTTTGACCCTGAGTAGTAGTCCTATGCCTTCTCTCCCCATCCTTATAGGGATAAGCGTTAGTTACAGGCCTACGAACTTCACCAGATCCTTTACCTGCAACATCCGCTAAAGCAGTAGCAGGAGAAGAAACAACTAAAGCAGATAACGCTGTTGTCGCAGTTTTACGAGAACGACCAGTCTTAAAACTTATAGTTACAGTATTGGCAGGCTTACCTGCACCCCAAGCTAAACGACCTTTAGTATTAGCGACAGGTCTAACACTAGAAATAAAAGGATTCACCGAAGGAATAGCAGACTTAATATCTGTTTGCATAGGTTTAACAACTTGACGAATATCTTTTTTTAGTTGCTTAGTTATTCCAGGTTTAAGAGCTTCTAAATCTTTGATTAGAGCCTTAGCGTTAAATACGACATCGCTAGCCATTACCGCCCCTTTGATGTTGCAAAGCAAACAACATAGTATTTAGCATCCGATCTGATTCCTGAAGCAAAACTGATGGCGCAATACCTGTCGCAACCGCAAGATTAGCAATCAACCAATGCTGAGAATCAACACCGAGCGCGCTTAGGCTTTTGGGTCTGCAACCTGCACATCTCCAACAAGGTCAATCCAACCATCAAAGTTTTCACCAGTCTTTTTTAGCCTTGTTACAGCAAGCCAAGCGAGATAGAGCAGGTGAGTAACTTTTTCTAGTTTGTCCACACCTAAATGGAAATGAGCTTCCCATTTGACGATATCGCCGGCAGAACATTTGACTTCCTGAGAAGTGCCATCAATAAAATTTATTGTAAGAGTTATCTGATTCATACAATAACCCTAACCTATTTGTTACGCTGTTGCGCGGGAAACAGTTCCAGAAGTAGGCCAAGTAACTGAGAATGTAGCCAAATCACCAATCTGACCTGAAACAGGTGTTAGATCAGTAACCAAACAAATAGCAGTGTAAGCAGGGTTATTTGCTGAAGTAGCTGTGCTAGTTGGCTTGATAACGACAGTCGCGTTAGAACCTAGAAGCGGCCAAAGAGTTGCATCAACAGTAGTTGTAGCGTAATCCTGATTAAACTGAAGAGTTAGAGAACCTTCTTTTAGACCTGCAACGCGGGTAACCCAAGTTGAACCAAAAGCAGTGGTAGTGATGTCGTTAGCCGAAGTCTTTAGCTCTACCTGTGTAAGGTATGAAGCCAAAGCAGTTGATCCGT